TCCTGATTTAAACACATTCGAATTCAATGAACTTATTAATGGTCATAGATATACTGAAGATCCGTATAGATATGATAAAGATCTTATTATATTCGGTTCAGTTAATATGAAAGATTCTGATCCTCTTCACAAATTTATTCCAGTCAAATTAAATTATGATAAAAACTGGTTGGGTGATGGTGCTGGTCAAATTATCTTAACTTCTAAAGGATTTGAATTAGCAAAAAAAGAATTAGAATATCCTGTTGAGATTAAAGGTAACTTTAATTATATTAATAGATTCAAGATTAATATAGTTCAATCTGATAATCAAAGGATCATTGTTACTTATAAAGGCAAAGAATATACATCTAATTTCGAAATCATGGGTGGAGATGAGATTGGTGTAAAAATAGTACCGTTAAATACTGAAGATAATAATGGGGCCTTTATCTATTATAGAATAGGAACTTTATCATATACTGGAGGTATTCCTACTAAGGATATGACCATTTCTGCAACCCCTGCTGTATTGGATAAATTTATAGTTGGTATGATTCCTATGAATGTATCATGGGCTCCAGAGGGTGGTAAACTTTTATATGATATTCATGATCATAAAGCAGAAGCTAGTATTCGTAGAAAGAAAATCAAATTCCCTAAAGAACTTTCTAAAGTAAGAGTATATTTTACATGGCATTTTGATAGTGATGAAAGAAGTCCATTAAGAAATGCTAGTAATGGTATTAAAAAACTCAAAACAATAAATAATGATTTTGAATTCTACAATAGAGAAAATTATGATTTGAGAAATGATAGATCTGATAAGGCTGGCGGTATTTCAAGTGATTGGGATGGCGGTGAGGTATCACACTTAAACGTAAAAGGTCTCCATTATAAAGTTGGAAAAGATGATGTTAATCATTTTGCTGCTAAGGACTTAGTTGTTACTGGTATTGGTATGAGTGATACTGAATACAATAACTGGTTTGATACAGATAAATTATCATTTGGAATAATACCATTCGATACATATGTTAATGGTGGGAAAAGAAATGAAGATGTTCCTTATACCACTATTGCAGTAACTCCTGGTAAATTATATGATCTAATCTGTTTTGCTAACAAATATAAATCTAGAGGGTATGGATTCTATATTTATTACGGAGCAGATGTTACCGAATCTCCTAAATACAGTATTTTATAAAATCATTGGAGTAAGGGATTATCCCTTACTCCATATTTTTTGTTTATTATAATTCATCCATAGCTCTAGAGCCAACAATTACTAGAGGGAAACTCATATTAGCATTAGAGTTTACTGCTCTACCATTTCTTTGGTCAATTCTCATATCATCTAATAAGAACTCACCAGGTCTTTGAATACCAGGAACAGATTGACCTGTTTGTACATTTACCACATCGAAGTATTTTGTACCAGTAGCTTGGTTATAAATAACTACTGTTTGAATATTAGGATCTTTTTCAGAGATCATCTTTCTTTGAACAGGAGTTAGATTTCCAATATAATCATTAAATGCTTGATCTTCATTATTTGCAGGAATAATATTATTAGCATTTGCAGGTACGATATCACTCATATTAACTGTTGTAGGAGCTACACCACCACCAACAGATGCTGTCTCAATAATATTGCCAGATAGATTTACACCAGTATTGATAGATTGAGGAGCTAATGCTTGACCAACTGTAGGCAATCCATATCTAGGAGCGTTAAGCAATGCATAGTAAGCATCAGTAATAACCTTATCAGAATTTTCATCTTTAACATCTTTGAGTTGTTGTTCTCTTTTAAGAACAAGATCATTGATTTTATTACGAGTAGAGTTAAGTTCTCTAACAGCAGCAATCTTAGTATTCAATACTGTTACTTGTGTATTCATAAAGTTAGACATATGTTGAAGACGCATCTTACCACCATACGTTCTATTTGCTCTGAAATGATTCAATTCATCTTCGATGCTATTGTAAATCATTTCAGTTTGAGCAATAGCACCATATAGAAGTTTACTGTTATCAGCATAACCCTTTTCAAATTCTTTTACTACAGAATTCTTACCAGAAGATTTCTTCTTGCCATCATCATCAAAGTTTGTATAAGTGATTACATTGGAACCATCTTTAGGAGGTCTTCCTGGACCTCTGCGTTTAGAGATCTTTTGTTCTGTAGAATCGATAATCTCAGCTTCTACAACTTTACTTTCATCTATTACATTATTAGAACTGAAACCATAAGTTCTATCTTCATCATGATCGTCTTCTACAGTGACGAATGTAACTATTTCTTTAGCCATAAGAGTTCAACTCCTTATATTTTCTATAATATCATGGGAAAATTATTTACTAACCTGTCAGAACCTTTAAAATAACTATTCAGTTGTATACTATAATTGTGTATATATCTATTTGACTTCTTTGTAATATTATTAATGCACTATATTATCAAGGGGAGATAGAAATATGCATTTATTATTCTTTGCAATTATCACTCTATTAAATATAATAGGGTTAATGATAACAGATGATATAGGAATATTAGGAACAATCTTTATTATATTAATAGGAACTGTAGGGATTATATTTAGTGATAGTATGGATACCTTACAAAGGTATGGTACTTTTAATAGTTCTATAAAGGTTTATAGACTAGGAGTTATTTTTTCTTGTAGTATAGAGGTTGTAATCTTTATATATACTATAAGTAGAATATTTATTTTGTATTTTTGAGGGGTGTTATAATGAAAAAGCAAGAAGGAAATGTTGTGAGTAGCTGGTGGTATAATTATTCAGAATGCTATTGGACGATATGCTTAGTCGTAACAATGGCACTAATATTCTTACCAAAACTTCATTTTGAAGAATATATTGAAAAGCCTTTATTATATTTCTATGGGATATCAGTAGTATCTGTTGCATTGAAGTGTGCTATTAGACAAATATGTGGATTTGGTAGAAAAGAGATAATAGTAATAAAATGGTACTTTATCCCTATAGGAATATTATGCTTCATAATACAGGGAGTATTATTTATAAGCTCAACATTTCTAGCTGTTAGAGTTCTTATGATGAGTCTTGGTATCATATAATAAGTCGGTATGGGGTTATTCCCATACCGATTTCATTTTGAGAATTTCGGAGACTTACTTATAATAGAATTTGAATATTAGGAGGAAATAAATGACTTTAGAAGAGGTAATTGGTTATCCTAGGGGATCCAATTTAACAATAATGAACGTATTCTATCAAAGACCAACTAGAAATGAAGCTACTGGTAGATTTGATAGAGACTTTGCTATCATTATATTTAAAAATAATGAAACTGGCAAAAAAGAATTTAGAGTATATTATGAACCAGAATATACTTGGTATCTATTGAAGAAAGAATACCAAACAGATTATAATCTTCACTTTATTGAAAGAGAGAAAGTAGATCCAGTAACTTGTAAATATAAAGATATTAAAAAGTCTATAGCAGTAGAGACTGGGAATGAAGATCTTTATAAACAAAATATGTATTCTGGAAATTATAGAATGAATGATGCATTCTTTGCCCATCCAAGAGCCTTCTCTGCAGATATGAATATCTTGAATTATATTCGTAGTGTATTTGCAGAATTATATCAAAATCCTGTATGTAATATCGATATCTTATTCTTTGATATTGAATCTGATATTATCAATGCATTAAATCCAGATGTTATCACAATTGGTGAGTGTCCTGTAAATGCTATTACAGCATACTTTACTAAGACAAATACTTTATACAATTTCATCTTGAGAAATTCAAATAACCCACAGATTAAAGAATTAGAAGACGGTATGAAAGAAGACTTCAATAAATATACTGAAGAGGTTAGAGATTTCATAGAATATGATTTAGGATCTAAAGAGAAAGTATCCAAATATAAATTAGATAATGTAGGATTATCAACAGGGTTCTTTGATACAGAAGCTGAAATGATTATAGCTTTCTTTAACTTAGTTCATGAATTATCTCCAGATATTGCAGCAGCATATAATATCGCATATGACCTTCCATCTCTTATTGCACGATTAGAGGCTAATAATATAGATCCAAAAGATCTTATTTGTGATCAAGATATTCCTATCAAGTTCTGTGAATATTTTGTAGATGAAAAGAATCAAAATGATCCTCAAGAACGAGGTGATTATTCATTCATCTCTTCAAGAACAGTATATCTAGATCAAATGGTATCATATGCATCTAGACGTAAAGGTCAAAAAGCTATTGACTCTTATGCATTGGACTTTGTTGGTGGATTAGAATGTGGTGTAAGAAAATTAGATTATCATGATATCACAACAGATATCGGTAAGCTTCCTTATATCGACTTCCATACATTCTGGTTATATAATATCATTGACGTTGTTGTTCAGGCTTGTATTGAAGCTCAAACAGAAGATTTCAAATACATGTTTAACAACGTAATTGAAATGAATACTCCATATCAAAAGATCTTTAGACAAACTAACTATCTATCTACAAAAGGTGCTGAATTCTATAAACACCATGAAGGTGTTATTATGGGTAATAATGTAAATAGATTTGGTAAGAAGCCTACAGAGAAGTTTGCTGGTGCGTTTGTTGCAGAGGCTACTAAGATTAGTAATAAGAATCGTGTTAAAGCAAATGGTATTTATATATCTAAATTTAACAATGGTAATGACTTCGACTATAAACGTCTATATCCATCTTTGATGCAAGAATTTAATATGGCTCCAAATACTCAAGTAGGTAAGATCTTTATTGATGATGCACCATTCCAAGATCCATCTTATTTGAAACTAAGTACTGGTGGTACATTTACAGAGAATCTAGCATCATATAACTACATTGAGTTCTGCCATAGATGGGTAGGATTGGCAAATGTAGAAGAGTGTATGCAAGACATTAATGAGTTTAAACGAATTGCAGATAATAGAAGATCTGTTGTTAATCTAATAAATCCTAATAGGGTAATAGGAATTCAAAGACCTATTCCTGAATGGGTTAAAAATAGAGTAGATGGTATGATTATGAGATTAGGAGAAGAATTATAATGATTAATAATGGAATATTTGAAATCACTATAGATTCTGCTAATCTCTATGCAGCATTAGATGAGTCTAAAAACCTAAAGTCTGAGATAACTATTATTCCAGCATGGTTACTACAGTCTTCTCCAGATACTTCTATATGCGGTATAAGTTTTAACTCTGTAGCTACTATAGGATATTTTGAAAAGATAAAAGATAAGATTCATATTCTTCCTAGAGATTTAGGATTGCATAATATTGCATTCTTATCTAAAGATCTAAATCCATTCTTTAAATCTATTAAAGATAATGGGTTAGAAACTAATAACCTTATTCTTGGTTTGAAACAATATGATATGAATGGCCAACCATTCGTAGCATGCCATTATATCAAAACTCAAACCAAACACGTTGTTCATAATGAAAGACAACCTCATACAAATAAGGTTATTACAACAGAACAAGATATCTTTGCACAAATGAATGCCATTCCTGCTACAGAAGTTTTGAAGTATGTAAATTATTATTCATTCTATGCTTTTGAGGATCAATATAGTAGAACAGTTTTAAAGGATTATGATTTAGATTCTGATGAAGAATTTCAAAATATAATGAATAACTTCAAAGCATCTGATGGTATCTTTGCTTTTACCTTTAAAGATTCTAATGGAAATAGAAACTTTGAGTATATGAGTTATGTAAATAAATCTATGCTCAATATAGCTAAAGGCGATGCTACTACTATGGAGATTAGAGATAATCTAAATAGCCAAGGTGCTAATAGATTCTTAGTCAAGTATGATATCTATAAGAAATCTAAGAAATGCAAGTTAACAGTATTATTTATGGCATTGAAATTTTAAGATAAGAATAACCCCATAGCTGTTATAGCTATGGGGAATATTTTAGTGGCAATGTTTTTTAATTCTTTCTTCTAAAGCTTTTAGATAATCCATCATAGCAACTAGTTGCCTACTAAGAATATCAAAATCTTCATGATCTTTATTTTCATCTAAGAACTTAGTTAGTTTAGAAACACGTTCTTTGAGAGCAATATGCTCATCTATCAGTCTAATTTTCCAATCTTCCATTTTGATTACCTCCTGGAATGATTAATATACTTATATTGGATTTATATTAAAGTCTTACCTTTCAATATTTTGATAAAGTTCGGATTTTTGATTGTATACTATAATGGTGAATATGTATATTATTATATAATAAGGAGAATAAAAAATTATGAAAAAGTATATTAATAGCTATGTATTAATGATGATTGGTATGGTATTAGTAATCGCTATTGGAGTAGTGCAGAATATACATGAAAACAAAATGGCAGAAGAAGCTGCCATCCAACAACAACAGAAAATTGTCCAACAAGGACAACAAGCAAAATACAACACTGAATGGAAACTCAACCATCATGGTGAGATTCCAGCATATAAAGACTAGTTTAATACTAGTCTTTATTTTTTTTCATTTATAGCCTTTCCACATTAGGATAATAGAAAATATTCCGTAAGAAAGGAAGTGTAAATATATGCCAATGGCAAATGAAATGACTAAACTTCTTAACAAGATTGAAAGACGTTTAGGTACAAGTCAAATGAATTTACCAGATTATCTCTCTAAAGACGTATGGGCTAGAGATGTAATCTGTAATGAAACATTAGATACATTCTCAAGATACTTTCCAAATAAAGTTCCTTATACGTTAGGACCAGAAAATCAAAAGGGTGATTATTGGTTAATTGACGAAACTATTTGTGAAAGTCAAACTATTCTAGGTTGTGGAGATATTGACTGGCATAGATGGTCTGCTCATTTCCCAGGTCTTACATATGGTGGTGTAAATACTTATGATATGATGACCAGCTCTGTAGACTTTGGAACCTATGCTGATATTACTATGATGGCTGACCATGTATCTGCATTCTCTAATGGTATTTATGTAGAATGGATCCCACCTAATAAGATCCAATTAAATGTAGCTATCTCAGCTTCATTCCTAACTAAATTCCAAAGAGTTCCTATCTCCTTATTTGTAAAGCATGCTGATAATCTTAAAACAATCCCTCCTACTCAAATGGAAACATTTGAAAGATTGGCTACTGCTGACGTTGCTACATTCTTATATGAACAATTAAAGATGTATGATAACTTAGAAACAGTATATGCTAACGTAGATTTGAAGTTATCTTCATTAGAAGAAAAAGCTAGAGATAGACAACAGATCGTAGAAATGCTTGATAATACATTCGTATCTGCTGCTAATAGAAATCAACCAGCAATGATGACGATTAACTAAAAAAAAATAATAGATAATTAGATATATAACTTATTTATAAAGATATATAGAAAAGAGATCGGTAAATGAAACACTGATTATATACAATGGAGGTATTTACCTTTATCCAATAGAAATGGATGTTAATCACAGATGCTTTTTGATTTTCATAACAATGAAATCGATTAGTATTCTAACCAAATTCATTATGATTGCGGTTACAATCATTCTTAGAATATCAATATGATCCATAGAAATATCCTTTCTATCTCTCTTCTATATATCTTTAAACTTTAAAATTATTATGATCACAATTATTGTATATAATCAAAAAAGAAATTAAGAGAATGCAATTACTGCATTCTCTTATTCTTGTGTGTATCGAAGTATGATGGAGATTCTGATGGAAGACTCATATCAAACATATTATATCCAGGAGTTGGTCTTGGTAAGAAGTTTATCATAGTACAAGCATATTGATAAATAGAAAAGGTTCTAATGAAATTCATAAATTGTAAAACAGTATTGAAACTCATACTAGATATATTGGTTTCATTACTTAAATATAGATCTACACAAGGCTGTAGATCTTCATTATATAATTTATGAATACCTGGAGCAAATAATAAGAATTTATTATTACCACATTCAATAGTTGTTGCTGGTGCTTCTCCTAAATATAATTTTTTGTTTCTAGACTCATAAAACAACTCTGGTTGCAACACAATCTTCTCTAAAGTTGGAAGTAGAGTTAATCTCATTAATTCTAATTGAGCACCTCTAATTATAATATTTTCTTTTGTACCAGCTTCTGTAGGCTTAATATTTTCTATAGTAAGATAAGCATCAAAATTTCTGTTTATCTTCTTTTTATTAAGGCCTTCATCATCTGTATATTTTACTTCTCCATAATAATATTTCTTACCTTTGTTTGGATCCATATATCCGCCAGTATATAGAACCACGTTCATTTTAAGAATCGCATTCATTCCTAAAAACATAATCTTATCCTGAACTTTATTATATAATAATACGACCTCTTTCATACGTCGTTCATCTGCTGGTAGCATAAAAAATATCTCCCCTTCACCCTCAAATAATTTTCAAAACAGAATATCTGACCTCTAGTTATTTAGAGGTCAGACTTCTTGTTATTTTCTATTGCTCAACGTAATTGGAGATATTAATTCCTATCATACCATCTTCATCAACCTGTATTCCAGAGCCACCTATTACATTATCATACTGAGGAGTTTGATAAGTTTCATTGACTAGTTTACCAGTTGGAATAGGCTCAGAAACTACTGGTGGAACATTTTCATTCTTTTCACCAATTAATTTCATTCTAGGAGCTGCTGGAGAGCATTCTGGTGGGATCTCTTTTGGATCTAAAAGTACCTTTGTATTATATAAGGACTTATAAAGATCGATAGCATTCTTAGGACTCATGATATAGATCTTTCTATCATTAGTAGCAATAATAACTTCATTAGTTACTTTACTATATAGTGCAAATCTATTCTCATCCATATAGAATGGTTTGGTTATGATCATTTTATCTTTAGAATCAAACATGTCTGGGAAGTTTACTTTAAGACAAGTAATGATTCTTTTCAATCTAATCATAACTGCATTGTATGCATCAGACTGAACCTTAGATCCATCTTCTTTTGTAACCATATCAGTCAAGAATGTAGGAAGAGATTTCTTATCAATATATTTAAAGATTTCTTGTCTATCATTCTCTACTAGCTCATTATCGGTATAATCAGATACCATAGATAAGTCTGCAATAACATCGTCTTCACTAATAAGTTTATAGAACTTATTTGCCTTTGTATCTTCCATAGCAGCCTTATGAGTTCTATACATCATAGACACGCTACCAGATGGAACGAATTCCATAGAGTTTCTAAGATCTTTAGTAAATGCAAATGCTCCTTCTTGAGCATACATTTCATTTACTTGTTCCTCAAAGACTGTAAATACTTTGACGAACTCATCAAACATATCTTCATCTTTTCTAAGAGCTGCAATATCATCATATTTTTGAGCATTAACAATCTTGGCAGCTTGAATCTCAGATTCTCTGATCAATCCAAATAAGAAGTCTGGATCGATAATAGAAGCTACAAATAAAGGAATCGGATTTGTTATAATTGCTTCTCTAAAATACTTAGTATAATTACGGAAGCAGTTCTCATAATATTCCTCATCTACATTTGGATTGATATTGTACAATCTTCTCATCTCGATATTGGAAGTCAACCAACTATCTGTTTTCTTCCTAATAATCGGTTTCCTAGAAACCTTATAACCATTTTCTATTAGGTATTTGATTTGATCTGGTTCTGGTAATTGGAAAGAATGGATATAGTCTAAAATATTACCATTCTCTACATGACCAGCTCCCCATAATCTTACAATACGCATTAAGTCTAATAGACTTGTTGGTCCTAATAGCATTAGCTTATTTTTTGTCATAGGAATATCTAATACATTATTAGATTCTTTGGCTATCCATTCAATAGGCTTTCCAGATTCAATCCATTGCAATCCAATTGGGGCTGTATTAAAACCTAGATTATGGAATAAAATGGAATTGTAACCAAAATCACTCAATGGTTCAAAACCATTTATATCATCTCCTTGTTCACGATGTAAGAGACGAGAATAAGAGGATACCCGTACTGGGTATCCTCCTAAATTAATTGTAATAAATTCATTCATAACTTGCACTGCCCTTCAAATTCTAATCTTTTTTATCTATACTTACAGCATCTACTATTAACTCAGGCATATACCCAACATCTAATGCATTAATATTACCATAAATCAAATACTCATCAGTTTCAGTTACTACAGACCATCTAGTTATACTAGTTGATTTAGTAAAGTCTGAAATGTATAAAGTATTATCACTTAATAATACAGCCGCTCTTTTATCAAGAGTCATAGGAGTTCTTCCGCTGATATTAGGAATCATTCCAGAGAAGAATCCTGTTAATGCTTTTAATGTATCATATTTTACCATTGTTCTAAATGATGCTTCTTTTGGATAATTGATAAAGGTATCTTGTAATTTATCCTCAATATCCGTTACAATTTTATAATTATAACTTCTGATTTTAAATAATGGAATATATACTGGACCAAAATCATCTTCTGTAGGATCACATGTTTTTAATAGAACAACATGAGTAAAGTTAGTATCATCTGATAGATCTTTGATACTATTTTCAATAGTTGATGTCAAAGGAATATGACTTACCCTAGCCAAATACAATTCTAAATTATCAAAAGCCTCTTGATCTGGAACATCGATGATTCTCATACCATCAGTATCATTATATCCTCTTAATATAATTCTAGCAATCGCATTTTTTAATTCATATCGATGCTCTTGTAAAACAGATGCAACTGCATCTAAATATTCATTGCTGATATTATTAGATAACTTACCGATAGTCATTTTATCATACTCGTTCAACTTAAATAGAGGTCTTCTATCAAATCCTTTGAATTCTGGATTGGTCAAATCGATATCATCACTGAAATATTCATTTTCATCAACAGCGATAAAGTCATGAATTCTATTTTGTTCTAATTTAGTTAGTTCTTTGAAAGAATTAGATAATACATCATATTCTAATCTCTTATATAATCTAGATAAAACAAAATTCTTATAACCTCTATCACATGGGAAATCCCAACTGCCTTCAATTTGATTTACTAAGAAGGATCGAATATACATTTTTTCTCCAATATGTAATTTAATATCATCTTCATAATCAGAGAAGCTTTCTATTTTATATTCTTCATTAGAAAGCATTTTACCAAATTTAGAATATCCAATCATTTCTGGTTTTATATCATCATGAACAAATGCCCAAGGTTCATCTTCACTAACGATACGATCACTACAAGTATCAAAGAAAATATCTCCTAAACTTCCTACCACTACCTGATCAGATGGTCCATAATTCATAAAGATAATTGGAGTCAAATAAGGTAATTTATTTGCAACGATTAGATGATAATCATTGTATTTAATACGACTTTCATCTTCATTATATCTAAAATCTAAATATGTAAGAAGTTCAGATCCTAGAAGCTTAAATCCTTTTTCTAAAGAATTCATAATAGCAGGAACTTTTTCATTTCTTTTATCTTTTGGATCTAATAGTGGTCTGATATAAATCTTTCTACCATCTTCAGATTCGTAGATACATTTATCTTCTACAGAACTTGCAAAGATTGTAAAATGTTGAGATGGAATAATTCTATTATCTCCACTTTTTGTTCTTCGATATAAAGTCTTTCTTGAATATTCAGGAATGATAAATCCAGATACTTCTCCTGAATGGCCTACCATTTCTTTAAAACTTACTTGTGTTTGGATCATTTTCGCTACCTCCAAAATAAAAAATATTAACGTATAAATTCAATCACATATATTTGAAGTATGTCCTTCATAATTATAGTATATAATTATACAAAAATTTGTAGAGAGGGGTTATCCCTCTCTACCTTATTCTATTCTAAATGCTAAATCTTTATATTCCAATGCAATATATGTATGAGTAGTAGCACTATCATGTACTTTTTTAAATACTAATCTCATATTATATTTATTTCTAAGTATATTCAACACTTCTGTTTCTGACTCAGATTCTGTTACTAAACACTTAATAGAATCTAATGCTATTTTAACCTCAGCTTCAAGTTTAGAATTATACGCATTGATAATCTTCTTAGCTATAATTCCTGCCATAACTTCTGCTTCTATTCCTATAAGCATTATGACCTCCTAAAATTGAAGGATATTTGTATGAGTTACATTCTTACTATCCATCTTACTAATACCAAGCTCTTCTAATGGGAAGTTTCTTAGATTTGATTGAATGATATCCGTATAATTAATGAATGGAATTATCCAGTCAGGGATATCGATATTGGATGGGATAGCTATAGATGTAATACCGGCTTTATAGTTTGGATCTTTTAATAGTTCATTAGCCCTCATACAATGTTCTGGATGAGATTTTGCTATCTCATTAATATTCTTAGTAGTAAGATTAGTCTTAATAATAAGAACACTATTACGTTCTTCTAGATTAATACCTTCTTCGGATCTATCTTTGATAGTATTATAAGCATAAGCGGCTTTAATACCTTGAACAGCCATTGGATTTTTATAGAAGTTCATAGATTTGATACGAGCAGGTTTGTGGAAGTCTTTACTTTTATTTTTTAGAGATTCATAAATTTCTCTTTCCAATACAGTAAATTTCTTAACCAAATCTATTTGATCTATGAATGAGTTTCTTAATACATCATACTCTAGAATTTGCTCTAGTCTCTTAGCCGTAGATTCTGGGGTACCAACTTTACTCATTGGCATACCTTTGATATCCATTTGTTTATCTTCTGGAATTAGATTTCCTTCTTGAACTAATTGAAGAGTGGAGTAATTCTTTTTACCCTTTGTAAGTAATAGAGATTTGAATAAGAATTCATTCTTCATGATGAGCAAACAATCCCTATCTTCGGCATATGTGTTATAGTTTTCACTAAATAGAATCATATAGTCTAAGATAAGCTGACTTACTACATAAGACATGATATCTACAATACTATACCTTAGAGAGTCTTCTTCAATAACAACTAATGGATATTTCTTCCTCTTAGCCTCTACTAACTTACTATCATAGAAGTCATATTCATATTTAGGCTCATTACCTCTGTATTGCATGATAAGCTTATCAGACTCTTCATCTATTTGAGCTTGAGTATATTTGATCTTCATAGGAATACCAATTGTATATTTCAATACAAATTGATACCATTCATCTAGAGATATAATACAAGAATCTGTATCTGTAATCAATACAATATCACGTTGCATTTCATATACTCTAGGAAGTTTATCTATAAACATATGGCGGTAATAGATATATTCAAAGACTAAATCTTTAAATAGTTTAAGCTCATAATCAATAGTTTCTGGAACTTTGTTTGGATCTAGATATGGTTCTTCCATCTTAGTAAGCATTTGAAGAATTAGATTGATAACTCTTCTATTCTCACAGAATTTATATAAGTTATTCTTATAATAAACTATGTTGATGCATCTTTGATCTAGATTACAGATAGTATTCCAAATAGCTTCTCTTGCTTCTTGAGATGGAATCCAATTTTTAGTACCACAAATATCCATAATACGAAGATAACATTCTTCCACTGTGATATTTCTATCCAATACATCCCAATCATTGAACTTAGAGAATCGTTCTTCTTTCTGGTCATTTACAATATTATCAATATACTGCAATACTTCTGTAAGAGATTCAAATCTCATATTATTACCTAGAAGACCTTCGAACATTGTAATTGATGCGGAAATACAACCACGACCTTGACCAGTTATCGCGGTACACAGATAAAGGTTATAGAAAATACTACTATACTGACCGGCACAACCATACAATGCATTTGCAGATACTTTATAATTCAACTGTTTAAGATTCCATGCATTAAACTGCTCAGATCCTTTAGGATATTTCTTCATTTCCTTTTTAGCTTCATCACGTTTATCTGCTAGATACTGAATTAAATTGTAGAATGGATTCTTTACAGAACCATGTTTACCAAACAATACACCCTCTGTTGTCATGATTGCCTTCTTATTAAGAAGATCATTTGCTAGTTTAATGAAATCCATATTAACTTCAGTCTTTGTGTAGTTATTATGCAATCTAGCAGTACCAGCTTTATATCTTTTATTGATACTATAATCAATAGCATCTAGTATTTCCATTCTAGATAGTTTAGGACATACACGTTCCATCACATAAAGCATTGTCTCTTTATATTTTTGAATTGTTATACCTTTCGGCATATCAATATTATTTTGCATTTAGTTTCCTCCTCTATATATTTATTGCCTATTAAGGTGTTTAAATCCTACTACATTTTAATAGTATATAACTAGATAAGTGTTTATGCATTTGATATGAGGAACATATTGGTAAACTCCTTGTGCGAGCACATATATCGCACACATTTAGAGTTATAACTCAACTTTTATTAACAATTTACTATCCTAGGAGGTAAAAGAATTATGTTATTTGACAAAAACGAAGGATTCGTAGTTAATGAATCCCATGAACCTGTAGTTGAATCTCATGGTGCTGGTATTGTTGATCAAGACGCTTTGTTGGAAAACATGTTGATCGATCAAATGAACCGTATGACTGACGAAGAATTTAGTGCTTACACTGAATCCGCTGATTTCCAAAACTTGGTAGAAGCTGGTGTATTGGGTCGTCGTTCCGTAGTTAAAATGACTCGTAAAGATGATTTGAACCGTCGTATTCACTTGGCATCCATTCAAATGGCTCGTGAACAAGGTGATGCTGATTGGGAAGCACTTCGTAAAAACCGTGTTAATGAACGCCGTTTGTTGAAAAAGATCTACACTAAATATGCTAACCGCGTACGTCGTGATGCAATGCAATCTCAAAAACGTCTTATCAAATTAACTCCAGACGCTTTCAACTTCAACAAAATTGGTCGCTAATACCTAAATATTGACCACCTCTTAAATCTAAAAATATCTACACAATAAGACTACGGATTAATTTCCGTAGTCTACCTTTTTGTGTCAATCTGTATTTTAAATATACACTATAAAAGTGGTAGTAGATTTATACAATCACGTTTACAACCTTATAAGGTTAAAAGTGATTAATTTAAGGAGGACAAAATGCAAGAAATGCAATCCGTTAGTAACTTCACTAATTATTACATTTATGCGGAATTAGTGAAAAAAGGGAAACTAAAAATTGATACTCGTGCCATAACGAGAGATAATTGGAATCATCATTTTCAAGGAATATTAAATATTTTAAGAGATGGTATTGAAATGCCAGCAGTACAAGGTTTGTTTATAGAACCTTTCTTTGAAGGAAATCAAAGTCTATCGGTTGAACTTAATATCATGGATTATTTATTGAATCTCATGATGTGGTTCCCGATAGTATATATAGAACAAACTATCAAACCAGAGCACTTATTTTTTGAGAAATTCACTACTGCCGATGCTATCAAAGCATATATCGATAAGAATATAATCGATCCGAATAAGATCTCTATTGAAAATAAGTTGCTTAATAATGCTATTGCTGATACAGTATATCATTTCTCTTATATTGATGAATTTGCTTTATTCTTAGCAAACACTTTAAACTTAGAAGATGACATTGATATCATGCAAAAGAGTGAAGATTACTTTAATCTACTACATGCCGATCTTAGCAATGTTCCTATTGGTGAAGTAAAAGATAAAGGTATGGAATTGGTTCATGATGCTATAGATAATTATATCATGAAATCTAATGAGATCGTTGGTTATGACCATTGTCTTAAATATGCTTTCGGTGCTCAAGAGGGTATTAATATTAGACAGTATAAAGAAAACAATATTAATATCGGTACCAAACCAGATGGGCAAGGTTCTATCTATCATGATATTATCAATAGCTCTTATATCAATGGCGGTTTGAATAATCTTGTTGCGCAATATATTGATAATGGTGCATCTCGTGTAGCACAAATCATCTCCAAAAAGAACGTTGGTGAATCTGGTGGTTTCTCCCGTATTCTAGGTTTGAATAATATGGATACCCATATTCATCCAGATAAGAACTATGACTGTGGCACAAAGAACTTTGTTCATATTACAGTTAAGGATAAGAAACATCTTTCAATGCTTGATGATAGATATTTCCGCTTTGAAAGATATGGTCTTGAATTTAAGATCAAGAGAACCGATTATGGTTTAATAGGACAAAAGATTTGGTTAAGAAGTCCTATTACTTGTAAATCTCATGCAGAAGGACATGGTGTATGCTATAAGTGTTATGGTGATCTAGGTCATACAAACAAAGATATTTCTATTGGCCGTATTGCTACAGAATTGATCACTTCCCAATATACTCAAAAACGTTTATCCGCTAAACATTTGTTGGAAACTGTTATCAAGATTATCAAATGGGTTCCTCAATTCAATGACTTCTTTGAAGTAGCAAATGTAAATGAAATTTCTCTTAAAGAAGATATCTTTAAGAATAAACAAATGTCTGGTTGGAAGCTTAGAATCAAGACACAAGATATTCAATTAGAAAACGATGATGAATTCTTCAAACATAGATCCTTCTCTGATGATATGCATGCATCTGAAGATGATGGTCCATTCGTAGATCAATTTATCAATAGCTTTGAAATTATTACTCCAGATGATGAAGTATATACAAAGATAACAGCTGTAGGAGAAGATGGAAATCCTATTGATGAGAAATTGTATATTTCTAATAAATTAGCTGCTATGATTTCTAAAGCTATTGAAGATGAAGATATCGTCATTGATAATATCGATGTAGATATTCCATTGAATGAATTACAGGATATTGAATTATTCTTATTGAAAATCCAAAATAATGACTTGGGTAAATCTCTTGATATCTTTACAGATACAATTAATAAGAAAGCTGTTACTAAATCTTATGATAAAGATACAATTGTAGAAGCATTACAAGATGCAGCTATCCAAGGTGGTGTAAAATGTCAATCTATCCATCTAGAAACAATAATGGCCTCTCAGATTTGTGCGGACACGAGCAGATTAGAGATGCCTGATTGGTCAAATCCCGACGCTAAGTATGAGATCTTAACCCTCAATGAGGCCTTGACGGATAATAAGTCTGTAATCGTATCTTTGGATTATCAAAAGCTTGCTAAGGCATTATTCTATCCATTGAATAAGAAGAAAACAGCTCCTAGTATTCTTGATCCATTCTTTATGGATAAACCTAAGAAATTCCTTAATGCTCAACATGAAGTATGGGCTGAGGTTAATAAACCTAAGATCAAGAAAGGAGAATGCCCTATTGCATTCAATCATGATCATAAAGGTAAGAAAGCTCCTAGAGATATAAAAGCATTCTTAGCACCATTTAGAAATGAGCCTAAGACTGAATTAGACTAGAATATATGGTAAAATATCTGTGATACACCAAATGTGGGGTAGGGATTAATTTCCCTACCCCTATTCTTTTTTGTAAAATTCGATTATTTCAGTTGTATACTATAATAGTGAATAGAGGATAAGAAAGTGAGAATCTATTCATATCATTTCATTTTACTATATTAATTTAAAAAGGAGAACAAAAATGAAATTTCAAATCACATTCAGCGAAAAAGAATCTATGGCTATGGCTAACTTAATGGCAAAGTTTGATTTTGAAAAGAAATTAAAAATGCAAGATTTGACTAAGAAATACCGCGAAGGAAACTCCGCTGGGCATTTCGAATATAGTGGTCTTTGTAAAGATGGTGGTAAAACTACCATTGACTTTGAAAGTCATGAAAAGTTGATGCTTGCTGCTGTTGGGGTATATGAAAAGTATTCTTATACAGTAAATTCTATTTTCTGTACAATTAAAGGTTTAGTATTAAATGTAAAATCTTTGATCAAGAATTTTAACATTGACTACAAGACTTCTTTAAATACAGCATTTAAAGAAATCGAAGATGAAGCAAAAGTTGAAAAGATTCGCAAAGAAGCAAAGGCAAAAGCTGAAGCTGACTTCAAACGTACGTTTAATCGCATCAAACACATTGAAAAAACAGAAGATGATGACGACGAATTATATTAATATTAATCGTTAGAAGTCTTCAAAAAATAAAGGTGGATCAATTCCTGGCGGTTAATATCCGCCTTTATTTTTTTGTTTTTAAAGGTATTTTTCTGGGTTACTATGCATGAAAAGAACTCTAGTCAGATAATCTGACTAGAGTCTGAAGTGGTATTATTTTTTATAGGTTAATTTTTGAAAAGTATTAGAATTAATCGTAAGGTATTATAATGAAAAAGTTCTTCTGATCCACAAAAGTGTTGCCAATTGTGAATGGTCCCTCAGAGTAAGCAAGCAACTCTTTAAGGAGGTATTTTACTTTTAAGGAGAGTAATAGTTAAAAGTAACAAGTTAACAAAGGCTTATTATTTAAACAAAGGAAAGAATAATACCACCTCATCTAAATGTCAAGACAATTTCAGCTATAATTATATACTATAATTATGAAGTATTATATATTAATTTTAAGGAGGAAAAATAAAATGTTTGTATGTAATATTTTAGACTCTAGGAGGATATTAGATTGCAATGATCTATATCTAAATGCAGATCAAATGGTATATTATTTACAAAATCAGATGTTATCATTCGCTTTTAAAGCAGATAGTTTTAAAAGAGATGGAACATTGATCGATGAATATGACTTCATTGATACAATGGTAACCAAAGTAGCAAATTATCTAGGCCAAATTCTATTTGATGGGAGTTTTATTTATGGTCATATCATCTTTGATTCTATATCATTAGAAGAATCGGATGGAAGAGAACTTATTAAAAAAGTATTAAGCGAAGAATTCTTTGAGTTCTTTAAAACCCACTTCAAAAGATTTTATGATGTGCTTTATTCTAAGAAGTATTTCGTAAAAGGAGATTTTAAATTCTTAGAAAATCATATTAAATCCATTATAGTGTATTATTATGGTGAAGATATGAAAAGATTCTGGGAACCAAAGTTTGTAGTAGAATAATAAAAAGGGGTACAGGGAAAATGATTAGATTTAAATTAAAAGTAACGAATAAGAATAAGAATACTGTCGAAAGAATTCAGGATTATACATTTGAGCCAGAAATGTTTGTACAAGGATTGATCAAAGCTTTTGTTTTGTTAGATAAAAGATATTATTTTATTGAATATCAAAACTCTCCAAAGAATATGATGGTGGAGGTTGCTAAGGTTATAGCAAAGGTAATGAATAAGAAAGATGTATATGGATTTTATTTTACATCATCTACTGGAATGCATAGAAGTCATATTCTAAATGTAACATTCGCTAGAGGTGATGAAAATCTTGTATTAAAAGAAGCTTGTAAATACTACAACTTTAAACTTAAAGATTTTAAAGCTGTATATACATTCTGTAAACAAGCTATTATCCTAAAACAGGAATTAGGATTAAATGCAATGAATGTTGCTAGGGATACTAATGCAGAATGTGTAAAATTATATGGAAAGAAGTTGGAAAACATATGGTAGTATTAATGATAAAAAGTGAGTATACCGATCTAATGGTTCCTAATAATGTTGGGGTAGAAGACTTCTTTGATATGATACAACCAACCTTAAAAACTGCCTTTGAAACAGCCGAATTCAAATGTGAAATTAACAAAGATTCAGTTGGAATGAATAGGGGTAGAAGAGCTGATGAAGTATATTTCCAATTAGGGGTAACTCTACATGAGATACTTTATAACCAAAAGAGATTTACATTAAGCAGTGGTCAACCTGCGTATTGTGATGGTATAAGTAATATAGAAAGCAGCACAATAGTAGATTACGCAGCAAAGGAGTTTGTAAAACTAGATCCAGCTAAGTTAAAACTAGTTATGAGAATAACTCCAAAATTTGAAAGGAAATTTAAGAAAAAATGATCAATTTTTATCATAGTGAACGCAAAGAATTTTTAGCATTAAGTCCTAAGTCATTCTATGCGATGACTGAAGTATTGTTTAAAAAATGTCGTACTATGACAGATACATATTACAATAATGCTAAAGAGCTTAGCAAGATTTTATATAATAAAAGAATCGACTTCAAAAATGAAGATAAAGAGTTTGTGACGTTCTCTAAAATAATTTGTACTAGAGAAGATAAAATGGATCTCATAAAAATAATATCTAAAGATCTTGGATTGGATAGTCAAAAGCTATTATTATCTTTAGAGGTTCATCATAGAACTATGAAGGAAATAGAAAATGTTATAAAGACTCTTAAACCTTAGCAAAGAATAGAGAGCAGAATTGATCTGCTCTCTTTATTTTTTTTATTTATAATCTCGGTTGTATACTATAAATATGAGAAATGAGACGATATAGTAATCTAATTTAAGGAGAAATATAATGAATAATGTAAATAGCAAAATAGAAATGCGTAAAACTACTACCATTATCCACAACTATGAACCTGGGGATAATGAGTTTATTGAACGCAAATTCTCAGTATACAATAAAGCATATCATAGATTAGAAGCTAAGGGTATGTATTATGATGCAGAAAAGAAAGATTTATATCTTCCTGCAGGTATAGAGCAGTATTATATAGAAAGATCTTTTGGTAGAGATATCTTCCATAAAGTAGGTCCTGATAAATATGCTAGGGTAAGTGGAGTAAAGTTAAAATACACTCCAAGAGATGAAAAGCAAAAAGAGGCTATTAAATTCTGTTTAGGCATGCCTCCATATGAAAGAAATGAAAGAGCAGCTCAGTTACAAGTAAATTTAAACACTGGTGTTGGTAAAACATATGTAGCCATAGTAACCTTTGCATATCTTTCTATGAGAACTATGATGATTACATCTTCATTAGATTGGATAGATCAATGGAGAGAAAAGATCAAAGAATACACTAATCTTAGAGATGATGAGATTTATACTATAGCAGGAGTTGGATCTATTGCTAAACTTATTAATGGTATGAAAGATGTATCTAAGATTAAATTCTTCTTATGCTCTCATAGCACTATTAAATCCTTTGCTAAGAAATACGGTTGGAATATGGTATCTGCTCTATTTAGAAGATTAGAGATTGGTGTTAAGATATATGATGAAGCACATTTATGGTTTGATAATATCTGTATGATTGACTTCTTTACAGATGTAGCAAAAACATATTATCTAACTGCCACTCCTATTCAATCTGATTTCTTTAATAATAGAATATACCAAACAGCTTTTAAAACTGTTCCATCTATTGACTTATTTGATGAAGATAAAGATCCTCATACTAGTTATATATCAATGCTATTCAACTCACATCCTAAAGCAACAGATATATCATCTTGTAGTAATATCTATGGATTTGATAGGGTCAAATATACTGAGTATCTTACATTCCAAGAAAACTATTATAAGATACTGAAGATACTAATGGTTATGATAGAACAAACAGTATCACCACAAGGCAAAGTTCTAATATATATTGGAACTAATTATGCTATCATGAGAACCTATTATTGGATAAAGTATTATTATCCTAATTTAAGTGTAGGGTTGTTCTCATCCTTAGTTCCAAAAGAAAGTAAGACTAAAGAGCTTGATAATAGAATTATACTTACTACCACAAAATCAGCTGGTGCTGCATTAGATATCCAAGGATTAGAAATGACTATCGTTCTTAATGAACCATTCAAATCTCAAGTATTAACAAAGCAAACCTTTGGTAGGACTAGAGCTCATAATACAAGATATGTAGATGTAGTAGACGTTGGCTTCTCTACTCTAAAACACTATTATGCTTCTAAGAAACCTCTATTTAAAAAGATTGCAACAGATTGTGTAGAAATACAATTATCAGATCATGATATCAATCAAAAGCTATTAGAGATTGAAAGAGAAGAAAAGAGAAGATTACAACTTATACAAGATAGACCTAATTTGAAACAAGTAGTTGAATTGACACAAAAAGATGGAGAAGGGAATTAATCCCTTCTCCAATCCTTTGTTTGTGCAGTAAATTGAAATTTTTCTACAAGTATTGTGTTTCTATGTCATAACATACATTTTGGTCAAAGTTTACACCACGGTAACTCAATAGAATCATAAAATGTACAAAAATGAACCTATCATCTTTTAATTAAGCAGTTTCTAAATTAAGCTAGTATTCTTTCATTACAGTTTTATATAAAAGGTTTGATGTATTGTCATTATACATTCTTAATATTGGTTACTTGAGGTAATGAGAATACTATTTAAATTTAGACCACAATTATCCTTGATTTGTTGTAACAAGTTTTGTGTGGAAAAATAATTATTTATTTTTAATACCGTGCTCTTTATTAGGATTTTGATTAAAATCTGATAGGATTTTATGAAAGAGACCAACTAAGGAATTGTTGCAAAATACTTTTTGGAGAAAGTTAAATGTTACGATACCATTGTAGTTGGAAAAGTATGTGAAAAAACTCACAATAGTAGGTCATAATATTTAAGAGAGTTTTAAGGTGAAGCAAAATATTGAATATAATGTATAGAGCATTTTCTGATTAGAAAAACTTTTCGGTCTAATTTATACTCACCTTAAAAATGTATTTTCATACAACACTATTTTTTTTATTAAGTTTTAAAATCTCTTTCATTATTATTTAGTTAGGATTTTCATTTAGAATTAATATTGGGCTCCACCCATATCTCCTCCATCCCCACCAGCAGATACAGGTTTATTAGCAGCTGTTTTAGCTTTAGCCTTGTCAGCCATTGCATTAATCTTATCCATTGGTAAGAAGGAATCATAATAGTATTCCATAAGAAGAGAAGTGAATGCTAATTTCTCTTGCTCATTTTGAGAGGAACCAAATTTCATTTGAACGATATTTTGAATCAACTCTTGAGACATAGACAAGATTTGAGATGTGTTAGTAAAGTTTAACATGATTGGAGGAGGAAGTTCTACTTTAACAATAGAATTTGTATTATATTCATATTGATAAAGTTTAGTATAAATAGCAGATAAGATTGGCTCATATAGTTTTTGTCTAGCATAAACCTTAATAAGGAATCTAGCATTACTCATAGTAAGATGAGTAGCTGTAGATTCTTGATATCTACTGTTTACCATTTCCAAAGAAACACCTGTTTGGTTTACAGCCATTTCTTCTAGCATATTCATAAACTCTGTTTTAACTTCTACGTTTTGACCAGGCATAATTTCAAAACTTACAGGAGATTCACCGTTAGCATTTTGAGGGATTACTAAGTCATTAAATCTACCAGTAACGTTCATGATATTATTCATATTTTCAATCTGACGTAGATTGAAGTTAGAACGTTTGATTTGGTTAATTACATTAAGGAGTACAGATGTGATATTTGTATCAATTGTTTGTTTTACATGATACAAACGTTTATCATAACCACGAGTCAATAATGCAATTGTATTAGAGATATATAAGCAAGTATATAACTTAGCTGGGAATAAGGACTTAACAATATCTGATACACCACGATGAGTTTTCTTATTCAATTCGAAGTAGGAATGAATAATATCAGATGGTGGAATAAAACTGATACGAAGTTTAGTAGTCTTACCATTATTATCTGCATTGTATTTCAATACAGTATAGATCTCTTTAGCAATATCTTGATTAGAATTAATGAATTTCTTATCAATTCTTTGAGCAATCTTTCTAGCAATCTTCATAAGAACTTCATTATCTTGAGTAGAAGTGCCACCATTTGCTTCATTCTCTCTAGCAGTTCTTCTAGGTCTCATACCGCCTAATGTAGAAGTAAATGTCATTTGTTCTTCTGCATTACCACCATTAGGATCATTCATTTCGATATAATAATATCCTAAGCAGGTATTGTTAATATAGATAGGTTTTACCCTATCATGCTCTAAGATCTCAAATACAGCACCAGGAATTTCCAACTGTTCTGCATCATTAGCTTTTGTTGGTTCATCTAGATCTTTTAAACCATCATCAGCTAAACTAGTAGGACCTTCTAAAGTTCCTCCTTGAGCAGCTTTCTTTAATTTTTTATTAATATTTTTAAAATAAAGAGAGTTAGAAAGATATGCATTGCGTGCAGAACCAAGCGACTCCTCACCAAATAGAGAGACAGTTTCACTGAAAATGCGTCTCATATTACATTCCTGAGCAATGATACCAGGAATTACTCCTGTTTTGTTTATTTCAATATCTAATCCAGAATATTCGATATTATTAGATTTTAATCCTTCTAAACTTGAATCGGATAAAGTAGATTCAGATAAATCATATAATTCTTGAGCTCCAAATGATTTTAGTTTAGATTCATCAGTATCTGTATATCTAAAACTTAGAGTCTCATTAATAGATTGCAATCCTTCATTAATAGATTCTTCTGTAAGAATTCCTTCTTCAGATAACAAACTTGCTCCATCTGTTCTAGCAATAAGTTTTTCTAGAGCTCTTTTATATGGTACAATATATACAAACTGTTCACCATATTTTGCTGTCTTAGAATATAACTCATTTCTAAAAGCTTCTAGATCATATTTTCTAGCAAACAGTTCTAAGTCAGAACCATCAGCTTCTGATTTATTATTGTTATCATTTGTAATTCCAGCACCAGCAACATTTTCGATACTAATACGAACAGCATCATCATTAAAGTGGTCTGCAGATAATACGTTATCTTTTTTAATATCTAACGCCTCATCTAATTTAGGCATATATTTGCAAACAGTATCAATCTCTCTATCTAGATCTCTAACCAAAGCATTTTGGGAATAGATATCCATGATATCTGCTAATACTGTTTCATCTTCTAATGCAGATCTGATTTCATTAAGAGAATCAGTATCATTTCTGGCTAATGTTCTAGCATAGAGATCAGCCATATTTGTTCCGCCATTTTGAGCTTTGGCTTTATCAATAAGACCTTCTAAGTCATCATCCATCTTACGCTTGATACTATCAATATATTTACTATTATCATTATTCGTAAAATATGTATTCTTATATAGGTCATCAATGTTAGCTTGGATACTACCAGCAATTTTTTTGTTCGTATCCATACTTACAATAGGTAGCTCATCTGGTGTCGGAGTACGTCTTCCTTTTTTATTGTCGTCAGCCAATGATTTGTACCTCCTAAAAATAAAATGTCGATTTTAGCAATAATTACCTTAATGTACCGGGGATACTATTTAATCACTTTGACATAAAGAACCTCTATACCGCCGAAACGGTATAGAGGGATAGATTGTGTATTATTAATCTTAGATAGTAGATTTAAGGTTAACAATGCTATCATATGTTGGGGAATCTGCAACAGTAGCGTCAGCAGAACCAGCATATACTTCAACAGCTGCTTCAGGATGCAAGGATTTGTTGAGGATATTGTATCCGAATTCCATTTCATCGAAGCAAGTGTGTTTGTTAATGAAATCTAAGAATTCCACTGCACGTTGGTTTACAATTCGACCAGGAATTGGGAAACCATTGAATTGCAATGCGATTTCAGAGAAGTTGATTTCACCACGAGTTACGTTGTAAATAGAAGTATTAGCAACGTTTGGTTGGCAAGAAGCAAGGATGTATGCTTTTTCAACATTCAAGCCAGTGTTATCAGTTACAATCAATAAGAAATGGAAGATTTCAGATTGGTAACCTTTAGTAAGACCAGCATTGTCTTTACCTGTATATTCAGGATATTTAAGCAAACCATTGTAACGTTTGAATTGAGTACGAGGGTCTTTTACACCACGAATGAATAATTCGTTAACCTTAGTAATCAAAGAACCAGAACGTTCGTAATAGTTCATGCTGAAGGAAGTACCACCTTGTTCAGTAGTTTTTGTAATAATATTGAGATCAGTGATACCATTTGTTAATTGGTTAGTTTCTGCACCGATATCTTCAATACCTTGAGCACCACGGAATTCATATTCTAAGATATGACGGTAGTTACGAATCAAAGTATCGTATGTATTATTACGGCTTCTAAGAGCTGTCAAGAATTTAGGAATATCAAGACAGATCAAGAAGGAGTACCCAGTTTCGTACAAATCAAATTGTTGAAGATTTGTGAAGTCTGTTACACCACGCATCAATGTATATTTGGTTACATCGCGAGGGTCGAGGGTACTGTCAAAAATATTGCTTACGGTTTCTTTAGACATTATTTATTACCCTCCTATTAATCCAACGCAATAATCTTGAAGATCTCTGTTTGAACGAAATTACGGAATTTAACGTACAAGCAAGCATAGATAATTTTATTGGAATTATACAATGCATTGGATACGTATTCGATTTCGAAGGAAGAGAACAAGTTAGAATAACGGTTAACGATCAAATCATTTACGTCTTTCTTATACTTAGTCAAGTCATCACCATCAAGGAAGCTATAACGGATCTTAGGACAAAGTTCACGAATAGCTTTGATTACTTGTTGAACGGCTAGAACGTTATTGATCCAAGATAATTGAGTATATCTTGTTTGAGAAGTATACTCAGAGTTCATAGTCAATACGTCACCGTTATAGAAAGATAAGTAGTTGATACGAAGATCATCTAATTCTTTGAATTGGTTAACGTATGGAGTATGTTTTGGAGCAAAGTTCAATGTACCTTCAACATATGTATCATTAGGGATAATGATTTCATATTTTTGACCACAGAATGGACGGTTACGACCATTGATGAAGTGTTTAACAAATAGACGAGTTAAGTCATAAGTAACTGTAACAGGAATTTGTTTCTTAGTATAAGGATCATAAATTTCGTAAGAGTTCATATATGTTGCACAATAACGATTCTTAGCGTTTTCATAATCTTTAATACGAAGTTCTTCAATGGAGTTAATGTTTAAGCCCATATCACGGAAGTATACAAAGTCTTCACGGAATGCAGCTAATTGTTCAATAGCACGTTTAACTGGTTTTGGATAGTTAGCATCGAAAATACAGTCAATACGGTTGTTATCTAAGTCATAGATATCATCAGAGAAAGAACCATCGAAAGCTTTGATCAATTCTGCTTCATATTCTTTAGCTTTAATAGGACGATCGCCAAAGGAACCATTGGAGCCATTTTGCAATCTAATACCCATTACGTTAGAAAGGTTTACACCATCAGAAACGTCTACAGCAAGGTTATTGTAATCACGACCATTCAAGTCTGTACCGAACAATACATCAGCCATTTTGAAGTCATCATCGCCGATTAAATAACCTACGTTGTTTACGAATGCATCATATTCGTCATCGAAGAATAATGCACGAAGTTGACGAGATTGCATACGGATTGCATTAGACAATGCCATATTTTTATCTTTTTCAACAACGTCTGGGTTCATTGTGAAGGAAATAGTTTCTAATGTAATACCATTTTCGATAATGTCGATGAAATAGCGCACATAGGAAACTGGATGGGAGCTAGTAGTGTCAGAATAAATACGGAAAGATTTATTAGAAGCACCACGGCCATTATCCGCTAACAAGAACAATACATATTCGTCATCTTCACCGATTTCATGTTTATGACCGAAATCGTTTTTCAAGATCTTACCGAATTTTTTAACATCGTTGCCATCAGAAGCAACAGATTTCAAACGATAAGTGATTTTAACGAAGTTTTCCAATACTGGGATATTAGGAATACCATTAGTATTAGCATCTGTTGTAAGTCTGTTAGTTGTAGGGTTAGTGAACAATGGAAGGCCATTGTCATTTGTTTTTTGTTTCTTTTCGTTCTTAACTTCTGCAACTACACCAATATTTGCAAGAGTAGCATCAGTAGCAACAATACGTTTGAAAGTAACGTAGCCACCAGCATTGATAATATTTGCAGCTTGGATTAAAGGTTGACCATGTTTGGAGTAAGAAGGAGTTTTACCGTATAAATCAAAAAATTCATTACCGAAAACTTTATGTTTCCATTCTTCAGGACCTTTATCAGCAGAACTTGCGACCATGAATATCGGACGGTCAGTAGTGTCTTCTGTAATGCTCGTAAGAGATCGAATATCAGACTGATCGTCGATGATGGTAGTTACACCAGGAGCTGGCATATCGAGTTCCTCCTTTTTCATTAAATAAAAAAGTTATTAATTTTTCGAAAAACTAATAATTTGAAATCATTACAATCAATGATTATTAGTGATTCTATATATATAGAACCTAAGGATTATCATATTTCACTATAATGACTAGGACACATAGCAAAAAATGGCCCCCAGATTTAATATAATGTTATACTAGAGCCTTCTAGCTTGATTGCTAGTTCTCCCCTACTAAGATCTCTTCTAAAGGTGTTTCTTTAGGATTTTCATTAAGCATAGCAGCTAATACAGACTCATCAAAGTCTTCAGAGATCAAAGCTGTATATGGGGAAATAAGTCTAGATACATTACGGAGAGACATGGACTTATATGCATTCATATCTTTAGAACCAGATAATCTGAATGGAATAGTTTCATCATCTTTAGCTCTACAAGTTTCAGAAATAGCAAAGCCAAACATTTGGTTATTAATCCCATAAGAGAAACCATTGATTGCCATATTGTCGATAACCAAGTCCTGAATATCTTGATATGGAATAGTATTGATAATATAACCAAGCATAAAGAATAGATTAAGCATCTTTTCACAATTACCAACGAATTTGATAACTTTTGTAGATACAATGATTTGATCATCATCTCTATATCTAAACACTCTATAATCTTCTGGATCGCTATTCGCAGTAAGTTTAAGTTTCTTAACCTTAGTAACCTCATAAGGTCTAGTAGCAAACATAGATGGGAATTTAAACATTCTCAACCCATCATTTTTACCAGTTTCGATATCTTGAACAGTATAGTTGAAAATACCCATAATATTGATATAATCACCTTCTTGTTCTGCAATATTTCTATCGAAATACTTCTCTGGTATATAAGCTACCATTTCTTTACCCTTAGCTGAGAATAAAATAGATTCTTTCTCTTGCTTGCAGAAATAAGGAAGTTTAGCCATTAATTTTCACTACTTTCTTCTCCAATATTATAGAGAGATTTAAAATAAGGGAATGCTAGTTTATTTTCTTCAGTAAAATCTTCTGATCCGATAAAGGAATGTTTGATTGCCATCTTAGCAATAGATTCTCTTTGTTTAGGATCTGCTCCATTATCTAAAAGATATTTAGCAATAACAAATTGACCATGCTTCAATGCATTATAATAAGGCCAATTACCATAACAATCTACCTTAGCTCCTAGAGAGTGCAAATATTTTACAATCTCTAAATCTAGCTTAGCAGCTTCATTAAATCCTAGTTCATCTCCGACATTACCAAAGTTTTCATATAATGGTTTGATATTATGCTCATTAGCGAACTCTACTAACATTTTCAAACCATCTAAGTTTTTGCAATAAATAGCATCCATCATAATATCTTCTATACGGAAAGATCTATTAATTGTTTTATAATTATCATATACTACAGTCATTACCTTCTTGACTACAGATTTCTTTGCTTTTGGAGATTGAATAACCGCAGATAATACATCTTCATCTAAAGAAGAAGAATGAATTAGAATTAAAGAATTGATTATGGTATCTAATCCTTTATCTAATACCTCAGCCCATAAGAAAGGATTATTATAAAACTTTTTATGTTTTACAATGAAAGGTTTCTTTTCTTTAAATTCTTCAGTATTAATGTCTTTCTCCATAGAGGATTTGTAATTGTAATCTCTATAATTAATACCATGAGCTAATAGACAACTCATAAGTTGACTGTCAGTGATAAGTGCTTCACCCATATTGACTCATCTCCTATTCTAAAAATATCTATTATAAGTAAGTCAAGGAAATAGAAAATACCCTAAGGAGAATTAACTCCTTAGGGAATTATTTTAGTTATTGCAATTATCGTTGCAAATACCAGCTCTTTCTTCCCAATCAGCACTCATATTAGTACCGAAGTTATTAAAGCGTCTATCTGCAAAAAGAATTAAACCATTCTTATACATTACTTCTTCATTGTCATGACAACCACATTGATTTTCATAACCATCTACTGGTACATCAAATTGCTTGATGACTTTAGGCATAGAAGTATTTACTCTATCAGCATTTTTAGCAATAGGTGTTGTATCAGCTTTAGAAGCAGTGATTACACCTTCAGAAGTATTACCTCCAGTTGTGACACCATTACTATAAACGCCACCTTTAATTACAGCATTTACAATAGTACGACCAACCTTAGTACCGCCAATGATAGTACCACCTACTAAAGTACCTCCAGTAGATATTAGATTACCAGTAGTTTTACCACCTTCAATAGTAAATTGTTTGCCATTGATACAACCAGTAGCTACACCACCTTCGCCAGTACCACCTTTAGTAGTACCACCAGTAGTGATATCACCAACTGTAATACCTCCAGTAGTTACCATATCTTCACCAGTAATAACACCATTAGTCAAAATACTGTTATTGATAACTGGGTTAATGATAGTACCATTAGATGTTTTACCACCAGATACAATAGTATTGATTGCAATTACATTGGAAATAGTACCAGTAACTGTAGCTTTAGATACGATTTCTGTTTTAGGATCTTTTTCACCATCAACACTACCAGATCTTAAGATACCATTAAGGATTTGACCTTCTGTAATAGTACCATTCATAGTTTGACCATTGATAACTGTAATGGAAACCATACGGTCATTTTTACCTTGAGCTAAACCATCAACTGTATAGCCATTGATCTTACCATCAATAATAGTACCTTCAATAAGATTACCATTTTTATCAATGATAGCATTTACTACAACAGCATCTTTAATCACTTCTGCAGTAGTTGTACCATATCTATGGATAGAATTATCAATAGTAGGATTTTGATCTGCATATTTAGAATATTCGGATACTCCTCGTAGTTGATCAGATTTGATAACTGTTCTACTAGTTGTATAATCTACAGAACTATCTACAGCTAATTTAAATAGAGTATTGTTATTACAATCATAAGTCTTATAAATATCTGTAAGCTTACCAGTAACTTGTTTTAATACTCCATCTTCTACATATTGGAATGTGTAAACTTTCCCTGCTTCTAATTCAAGAGAAACATTCATACTAGAATCGCTATATTTGATTGTAACGACTAGAGTACATTTTTGATTTACATCAACACCCAAAATCATAGAAGGGGTACATTGGCAACAAGCAATATTTAAAGGACCATCGGCTCTATATAAACCACTCATCTGACCAGGAGTGATATTAGAATTCTTTGTAGTAGTATAGTCAGAGCAACATCTTCCACCAACTGTTCCGCCATTATATGCTGGAGTTGGATCAAATACATGATTGATATCATAGCAATCATTGCTGCTAGAGACAACAGTGTATTGATTTTTAGAATTGCAAGATTTGCATTCAGGCATTTGCTTTTACCTCCTTTAGAAATTAGTATTATAAAGATGTGAACACACAAGAAGATGGATAAGGGAAATTAATCCCTTATCCATGTAGTTTATTGATCAATTCGTTGAACTGTAGCATTTGTTGCTTCTTGTAGTGGGGTATCCTTGATATCCTCTACATCAGCTGTAATTTCTTTAGCCCTTGCTTCTAATTCTTCCTTAGTAGGAGGATTTGTAGCACTATAAACCAATACTAATAATTTAAAGAACTCTCTAATTTGATTATTAACTTCTGGATACTCATCAACTTGTTTTTGAGTCATATAAGACCAGATAGAGATATTCTTCATAAGTATCATAATAAAGAAATTAGTACAAGCATCAAATGGAGATACTTTTCTAGCTACTTTGGATAATACAATAGAGAATAGAGCTCCAAAGTCATATTTCTTTTCAGCTCCATCTTTTAATCTAAATCCAAAGTGAACTAATACTGCATCTGCTAATTCAGGTAAGAATGCATTGAATTCAAATCCAGATTTGTTTCTAGCAGTATATAGATCTTCAATAGATCTTCTTAATCTAACTTCATTATTATAGATCTTTAAGATATTAGTTTTCAAAGCATTAATAAAGATTGCAGGATATGCTTGAGAAGTAAAGTTAGCCATCTTATATGCTAGATAAACTTTATTGATAAGCTTTTTGGTTTCATCATTATCTTTATCAGCTTCAGCTTTGAGCTCTTCTACCATAAGATCTCTTTTCTTAAGATCTTTATCTTCATAATAAATATCAAAGATCTTTTGGATATATTTAGCATTTAATTTTGTATGCTTAAAGAATAGAGATCCAGAAATGTCGTGTTTGCCTTTGAATAGAGGTTCATTTAGTTCTTCATCTAATTCAGCCTCTAATTCTTTAATGGTACGATTCATTTCTTCTGTTTCATTTTCAAGAATTTCAGATGGTTTCAAGATTGTTTCTTCAGTCATAAAATCCTCCAAGTATTAACCCATAGTAGCTGCAACTTTAGGATCGAGGGCTTCGAAATAATCTTGTTGCATTTTTAATCTAACTAATGTGATGATATCACCACGAAGAATATCATTATTAATCAATTGATTATATAATACGAATAATGGGATACCATTAGTAATTTGAGATAAGAATAGATTAACAATATTAAAATCATTACCATATGCATAACTGTATACAGTACTATCATTAACTTCCATATTCTTGATATAAGATAATACCAATGGTAGATTTGCAGTAATAACTAATAAAGCATTATCTTGACCAAATACAGCTTTACCATAATTAGAGCTCATATCTTTATTTAGTTTCAATTGTTCTAGATTGAAAGTAGAATAAATATTATCTCTTTCTTCATATAAGAATCTAGAGAAGAAGGAAACTAAATAGTTATTGAAATTAGATACGAAGAAATCATAAATAAACATTGCTGCCAAATATAGATCAGTATCTTCATTTTCAATAAATTGGAATCCATATTTTTTGGATACGGAAGAAATCACATCTCTATACATTTCTTTCTCTTTAGCGGATATTTGTTCTTGGTCATATGGGTAAGTAGTATAGAGTTGTTGGAAAGTTTGTTTAAAGGCTTTTACGATATTTGGTTTAGGTAAAGTATCAAAGCGATTAAACATTTGAGTCAAAGTATCTTCTATAACATTCATAGCATAATCGCTATCAAATTGTACTAGAATACTAGCTAACTGATTATCAGATTGAAGCTCGTATTCTCTGTTGTTCATAAGGAAATCTAACATTAGGCGGTACCTCGGTTATAACGACGAAAAGTTTACAAAGTTCTTATCTATTTGTAACCAGTAGCTTAATTTTTTATATTGAAGAATGTAGATATTATGCCATTTGTCGATAGGTTAGTTTATATCTAGATCTAACTAATTTATCATTATCATCAGTTTTGAATGTGAAATAACTTCTCCCTGTTACTATTCTAAAGAAATAGTAGAAGTCATCCATAAGATCATAGCCATATTTATTATTGATATCATTTTGTAATATAGTAGAAACGGCATGATGGAAACTGATAACCCAATACTGCATATCATCAAATTCTTTTGCAGTTCTTTGAATATTTAGGAATCCCAATCCTAATAGTATTCTAAATTGAATAAGTTCTAATAGAGAGGCAGATTCTTTTGATTCTAATTCATCTGATAATTCTTCTTTATCAATATAAAGCTCTTTAGTATTAGAATCTACAATGACTCCTTTCATTTCGCAATAATGATGGTTGTCATCATATATATCTTCTAATTCAAATTTTTCTAAAAACTTTATATTTCTAAATGAAGTTTTATAAGATTTTACTAATTCTGAGTTTAAGACCTCATCTACTATATTATCTAACGACTTACTCATTTTATTGTATTAACTCCTCTTATTATAACTCTTATTATATTTTTAATCTTAGCTCTATTGCAATCCGTTATCTTCTCTATTATTTTCATAATAAAGATCACGCTCTCCAGCGTTCATAAGATTATATATAGAGCTTTGAGACATTTCATCTTCATCTTTATTAAAGTCTAAGAAAACAGATGTAGGAAGGTTATTGTTATTTGATGCCATAGAATATTCATCATCAATAGATACATCATCTGGATTGATCTTGTATTTTCTAGCATATGCTTCTCTTACAACTGGATTTTGAAGCATTTCTCTTAAGAGTGCAGTTTCTTGCTTACGCTGTTTCATCATATATTCCCCGAATAATGTATCTACAGCTTTCTGCATTTCTCCCATTTGTTTTTGTACTTCATTACCCCTATCATCATCAGATCTATTTATATATTCGATCTCTTGAGTGATATCAGTCATATTCTCATCAATACCCATATCGAGAATTTCATCAATATCATCTTCTGTTTTGATAGAGCTTTTTTCTATACCAAATAATTCTCTTAAGTTTTTACCTTCATACCATACATACAAACCTACAAGGTATGAGAATATTTGGTCATCGTGTGTTAAAGCAGAGTGTTCAATCTTACCATTACGTTTTACTTCCAAACCACGCATTTCTTGATAAATGCTTGGAGAGATAAACTTATCTTTATGATAAGTAACACGTTCTCTTAATATTTCTATTAATAGATCACGAACGTTGTTTGTAGATGTAAGACCATATACTTTAGTCTTACGTTTATTTCTGATAATACGATTGCCATCAGTAGTTTCTTCTAGAACTCTATCTTTAATTTCATAATAAAGATTTTTCTTTACAGGAGTTTCCAAAAGCTTACCAATTACCGAGAGTCCGTAACCGTTGTCTTTTGATATTAGCGCAACTCAATATCAGATGGTCAATTCCATTCCACCCTCATTACAAGGAGTGACGAGATCATATGTCGTCCCTATTTCCGATATAGGGCCAGGATTTTTCTTCCACCATAAGCTTGTGGTTCTACGCCCCCGCCAGGGGCTGATCGTTGAACGTCTATCTATTTACTTCTTATTTTCCAACCAATAAAAATTCCGTTAGTTATAGGAGTATTTCTAAATAAATAATTTCTAACCATACTTTCAGTCAGACCAGTTTTCTCTTTAATATTTGCAGAACCAAAGCATTCTATTTCTACACAAGAAGATTCATTATAAATCACATAATGTTTTCTATTATCTGGTCTTGGAACTATCATATGTCCTTCTTGAACAGCTTGTTTATTATTTTCACTGTAAGTTCCCCATTTTAAATTAGTATAATGGCAATTCAATCTATTAGAATCTAAATGTAATACTATTGGATGATTGAATGGGTTAGGACAAAATGCTATAGCTACCAATCTATGAACATATTCTTTTCTTCTCATATTTTTATAAGAGAAAGAAATTACATAATATCCTTTATTACTGATATATGGTTTTAATATATTTCCTGTTGTTATATTTCTAACAACTCCATACTCATTTACTTCGAAATTATTATCAAAAAATGGAAGTCTTTTAAACATGAATATCACCTCTTTAATTAGAAGTGATATAGTTTTTAAAAATAGATATTTCGCTGCTAAACTAGGCCATTTGCAAACTTTTTAAACCATCACGATTATCATCACTGATTGCGTTGTGGTATTGCAACTCTTAACAGCCTTTTCTAAGCAATTAAC